GCGGCGCTCCCCGATTACGCCCTCTATCCGGCGCTGCGCGAGATGCACCAGCCGTCCGCGGCCGGCCGCACCCTCGAGGCCACGGTGGACGATGAGGGCGCGACTCGCATCGTCGCCCATGTGGTCGATCCGGTGGCCATCGCCAAGGTGAAGTCCCGGACCTATTCCGGTTTCTCCATCGGCGGGCGGGTGCTGGCTCGCGATCCGGCCGATCCCACCGTGATCACCCAGATCCGTCTCTCCGAGATCAGCCTGGTCGATCGCCCGGCCAATCCCGAGGCGGTGATCGATCTTTGGAAGGCGGACATCGGCGCCGAACCCGCCGCAGCGCCGGGCAACGAAGCGGTGAAAGCCCGCGCCGCGGCCATGGCCAAGGCCGCCGGCCGACCGGGCGCCTGGAAGGACTACGTCGCCAAGGCCCGCGCCGCCCTCGTCGCCGAGGCGATGGCCAAGGCGGCCGCCGAGGCTGACGATGAAGATGATGACGACGATCCGGATGACGCTGACGCCGATGACGGTTCCTCGGCGGATGACGACGACGCTCCGAACGACGCTGATGAGGATGATGACACCGGCGCTGACATCGCCGCGCGCGTGGCCGACCTGGCAGGCCAGGACCCCGACGCCCTGCAGGCGGCCCACGACGCCCTGGTGGCGCTGGGCGTCGCCTGCGATCCAGACAACTGCGCCGACGCCGAGAAGACCGTCACCGCCGGCGACCTCGCCAAGCTCGACGGCGGCGCCCTGGTCGAGGCGGCCCTCGCCAAGGCCCTGCCGCGCATGGAAGCCCTCGAGCGGCGCCTGGAGTCTCAAGCCGCGATCATCGAGCGCCTGGCCAGCCTGCCGCTGCCCCCAAAAACCGCCGCCAGCGGCCACGCCCGGCCGATCGGCAAGGCCGAGGACGCCGATCCGGCCACGGGCAGCCACGACCTCACCGCCGACGAGGCCCAGAAAGCCTTCGCCGCCCTCACCCCCGACGAACGCGCCCTGATCCTGATGAAGGCCGCCCTGCGCCAGCCGATCAGTGTCGGATAGCCCACCGTGCGTGGTTCGAGACGCGCCCTTCTGGCGCTCCTCACCAAGACGAATTTCTTTTCACATCAAACACCTACGTCATCCTGAGGAGCCCGCATCGCGGGCGTCTCGAAGGACGCACGACCGTTTTCATGCCCCGAAAAAGGAGCATCCCCGATGACTCACGCCCTCTCCCGCGACGAGCTCAAGAAGGAGTTCGTCCAGGCCATGTCCCATCCCAGCGAGGACATCGCCCGCACCATCCTCGCCCAGGCCGGGGTCGATCCGGACCGGCTGGAGAAGACCATCTCCACCGCCACCGGCCTGGTCGCCTTCGACCTGCAGGCCCCGGCTAAGAACCTCTATCCGTCCGCCACCCCGCTGCGGAACCGCGTCCCGCGGGTTTCCGGCGCCGGCGGCACCGCCACCAACTGGCGCCAGGTCTCCTCGATCATCGGCTCCGGCTATGACGCCATCGGCTGGGTCGCCGAAGGCCAGCGCGCCGGCCAGATGAGCTACGCCACCGCCTCGAAGTCCGCCGCCTACGTCACCCTCGGCGAAGAAGACGCCGTCACCTTCGAGGCGATCAACGCGGCGGTCGGCTTCGAGGATATCCAGGCCACCATGGCCATGCGCCTGCTGCAGAAGACCATGCTGAAGGAGGAGATGGCCATCCTCGCCGGCAACAATTCCCTCGCCCTCGGCACGCCCGCCACGCCCGGCCTCGCCGCCGCCGGCTCCGGCGCGACCCTGCCCAGCGCCACCTATTCGGTGATCGTCGTCGCCCTCACCCTTGAGGGCTACCGCAACTCGTCCCTCTCCGGCGGCGTCGCCACCTCCAAGACCATCACCGGCGCCGACGGCAAGACCTTCGCCATCAACGGCGGCTCGTCCAACAAGTCGTCGAACGCCACCCAGGCGATCACTCTCGGCCAAACCCTCGCGGCCACCGTCACCGCCCTTCAGGGCGCCGTCGCCTACGCCTGGTTCGTAGGCACGGCTGGCTCCGAAACCCTGCAGGCGATCACCACCATCAACTCGGCGACCTTCTCCGCCCCGCTCGTCGGCGGCCAGCAGGCGGCCACCGCGGTCACCGCGGATTCCTCCTCCAACAGCCTCGGCTACGACGGCCTGCTGACCACGGCGCTGAAGTCGTCCAGCAACGCCTACGTCAACACCCTGGCCACCGGCACGGCCGGGACCGGCTCGACGCTGACCGCCGGCACGCGCGGCAATGTGTTGGAGATCGACAACATGCTGGAGAGCATGTGGGACAACTACCAGGTAACTCCGACCGTCCTCTTCATGAACAGCCAGCAGCTGCGCAACGTCACCGACAAGGTGCTGTCGTCCGGGTCCGGACCGCTGCTGCAGTATCGTCAGGATACGGACGGTGGCGGCTACCAGATCGACGCCGGCGGCACGATTTCCACCTACTACAACCCGTTCCTGCTCGACGGCGGCACCCGCATCCCGGTGCTGATCCACCCGTTCGTGCCGCCCGGCACCATCGTCGGCTGGGCCGAGAACCTGCCGGCCCAGTACCAGTCCTCCGAGGTGCCCAACGTCGCCGAGGTGAAGTGCCGCCAGGACTACTACGCCATCGACTGGCCCCCGGTGACCCGCCAGCGGCAGAAGGGCGTCTACGTCGAAGAGGTCCTGGCCGTCTACGCTCCCTTCGCCATGGGCGTGATCACCAACATCGCCAAAGGCTGAACCCCGGCCCGCCGACCCCTCGCCGTACCTCTCCCCGTTGCGAGAGGGATACGGAAAGGCCGGCGCGGGCTTCACCGTCCATCCGCCACCCCGCTCCCTCAGTATTCCTCTCCCACTCCAGTGGGAGAGGTGAGGTGAGGGCTCTTTGGTCCGACCGCCTTGAGGAGCCCCGCCCATGGCCGCAGGCGACCTGACCGATCTCGACACCGTCAAGACCTGGCTCGGCGTCTCCGGGGCCACGACCGACGCCCAGATCTCCTCCCTGATCACCGCGGTCTCGTCCTTCGTCACGAACTACCTCGGCCGTCAGATACTCTCGGCCGACTACGCCGAGACCTACCGCGGCAACGGCCAGTCGGTGCTGCTGCTGCGCAACTTCCCGATCACCGCCGTCGACAGCGTCGCCTTCGCCGGCCAGACCGTCACCGCCGCCGCCGACCCGGTGGCGCTCACCAGCGGCATCCTGTTCGACGACCGCAGCCTGTGCCTGATCGGCCACCGCTTCCCGCTCGCCCTGCCGGTGGTGGTCACCTACACCGCCGGCTACGCCGCCACGCCGCCCGACCTCGCCCAGGCGGCGATCGAGCTGGTGGGCGAAGCGTTCCGACGCCGCGACCGCATCGGCCTCAGCTCCAAGACGCTCGGCGGCCAGGAGGTCGTCGCCTTCAGCCTCGCCGACATGAACGCCACGGTGAAGGCGCTGCTCGCCCCCTATCAGGTGTTGGCGCCGTTCTGATGCTTAGCGTCACCCTCACCGGAGCGGACGAACTGGCCGGGCGCCTGGACGACGTCCCGGCAGTGGTCACCGCCGCCATCGCCGCCAAATCCGCCGCCTTGGCCGACCATCTGCTCCGCCTGGTGCGTCAGAAACTCAGCGGCGGGGTCCTGCAGTCCCGCACCGGCGCGCTGGCCGGTTCGGTCGGTGTCGACGGCCCCACGATCGCCGGCGACAGGGTCGTCACCCGTCTCTTCGCCGGCGGCGACCTGAAGTACGCCGCCATCCAGGAATACGGCGGCGTCACCTCGCCCCACGACATCCTGCCGTCCCGGGCCAAGGCCCTGGCCTTCCTGGCCGGCGGCGAGCAGGTGTTCGCCAAGGTGGTCCACCACCCGGGCTCGCACATCCCTGAGCGCAGCTACCTGCGATCGTCCCTGGCGCAGATGGCCGACGCCATCGAGAGCGGCATGAAATCCGCGGTTCTGGGCGCTCTGCAGACGCAGATCGGTGGCTGAGATGCGCGCCGAACCCATCTACCAGGCGCTGTTCGACCTCACCGCCAACCTCGCCTGGTCGCCCTCCGGCGCCCTGGCCTTCAGCGCCCGCCGAGTGAAGACCTTTGAAGATTTGCCCGCCCAGCCGGCGCTCTGCCAGGCCGAGACCGACGAGACGATCACCCAGGTCACCAGCCAGAACGCCATCGCCACCCTGGGCGCCAACTGGCTGATCTATCACCAGGCGGGCAAGGACGACGACGCCGTCCCGGCATCGACCACCAACGCCATCCTGGACGCGGTCAAGGCGCTGTTCGTCGACCCGGCCGATCCCGACTTCACCCAGACCCTCGGCGGCCTCGTCCACAAATGCTGGATCGAGGGCCGCATCCAGAAGTTCCAGGGCGACCTCGACGGCCAGACCCTGATCGTCGTCCCGATCAAGATCCTCGTTCCTTAGCCTCTCTCGGAACCAATCCGAAAATCCGCCCGTCCCAAATTTCTAATCCTGCTCATCCCCGCGCAGGCGGGGACCCAATGAGCGAACCCATCAGAACGCCCTCCGAGCCCTCCCGCCCTTCCTCCAGCACCCAGGCGGGCCTGTCGATGTCCACGGGCGCGGTGGGCCAGTCGGTCTGGTCGTACCTGACCAGCAAGTATCCCGCCCAGGCGATCGGCTACTCGGGCCTGTGCATCTGCTACGCCTCGAACTACGCCCTGGATTCCGGCGCCGGCACGCCGCAGCACAGCTTCGAGGTGGTTTCGACCACCACCGTCTCCGGCCTGCCCGACGCCAATCCCGAGGCTGTCCTCACCGACTTCTTCACCAACGCCCGCTACGGCCTGCCCAACTGGGGCGCCGGCCTGCTCGATGCGACCAGTTTCGCCGCCTATTCGACCTACTGTCTGGCCGCCAACCTGCTGGTCAGCCCGGTCCTCGACCAGGAACGTCAGGCCTCCGACTTCCTCCAGGAGCTGATGACCGCGACCAACGCCAACCTCGCCTGGTCCGAGGGGCTGTTGAAGATCGTCGTCTACGGCGACACCGCCGTCACCGGCAACGGCGCCACCTTCACC